CTGCAACCGAGCAGGCTTCACTTGGGTAAGCCAGAAGAAGCTGGCCGAGGACATGAAGGTCAGCCGCCAAGCCATCACCAAACAGATGGGCAAGCTGATCGCTGCAGGCTACGTTGAGGTGGTCAGGAAAGGCTTTAGAGGCGAGAGGTCAAACACAGTGCGCGTGATCTTTGATATCACAGTAGACACAGCCACGGCCATCGCGGTGACCAACTCAATCGAGGACACACGGCCACCAGTGATCAGGCAGGAGCAAGCAATGGCTGAACAGCAAGAGATAGACCGAGCTGGCCAAGCTCGCATTGCCAAGCTGATCGGTCAAGCACTCAGGAATAACCAACCAAGAAAGGAGCCAACCATGGCAGAGAAAAAGGACAGCATGACTGTCAGGAAAATGAAGGAAGAGATCGCTAAAAAGAAGCCACCAAAGGACACTGCATACGCAACCCCAGAGGTTGCCCATGTAGAGCATTCTAAAGTTGCCAATGAAGCGCTCCATAGGCAACCATATAGGCAACCTAATACGGTTGCCCTTAACTCAGAAGAACACATAAGAAAGACTAATATAGATAATTATTTAAATACAAAAGAAAGACTAAGGTTAGTTCTAGGCAACCAAGTTCCAAAGTTGATCGATGCCGGATTGACCGACCAGGACATCGATGAAGGACTCGCAACCCTGCTGGCCATCTACGCAGCCGAGGGCATCACACCGAAAGAGCAGCACCTGGTTGAAGGATTGATACAGATGAAGCGAGATGCCAGATGATTGAAGGCACCGCCAAGGCATCTAGATCGATCCATGCGCCACGATCACAGGTAAGCCTAGACATGGGTAGCCTGTACATGTTGCAATCGCTCCTACGTCGTTTAAATCAATCTGTACATGTGGCATACGAACGTATGGATTGTGTACAAGCAGGGGGCATGCTGCGACGTGTGCCCTTGGAAGCGATCGCAAAGCATATGCGCAGGCATGACACGCGCAATACCGGGCGCGTTGACGGGCGCGTAGAAAAACGACCCTTCCCCCCTCCCCCTCACCGTAGCGATACGGGGGTCATCCACAATTTTTCCCCATCTTCTCCACAATTTTGTACACTTACCAACAGCAAGGATTGACTTATGGCTTATGAAATGAAACCTGGACAAGGCTCGGCCTTTGTAAATAAATTTAAAACTGAGGACTGGCATGCGGCTTACCGTGGCGAGGTGATGCTACCGGACGGCACGCTGTGCTACCTGGATGTCAAGCCTGGCAAGACGGCTGCTGGCGAGCATTGGTTCTCGATCAAGATCGGCAGTGCCAAAGCGCCTAAGCCTGTGCAAGCTGCAGCGCCTGTGATGCAGTCTGACGACAGCGATATACCGTTCTGATGGCCAGACCTAAGTCACCGTCCAACATTCCCAACCTGACTGGCTGGGGTGGTACTCGCTCGATTGAGCGCAGGCTTGAGAGGTCTACCACCTTGGCCGGCAACCGTGAGGCTGTGGCGTATGCATTGCTTTGCATGGCAAACACAAAGATCAGCGACATCATGACTTGGGATGAAGGTGGCAACGTGACCGTGAAGGCTGCGCACCAGATCCCTGAGCATGCGCTGACGGCCATCAAGTCAATCAAGCAGAAAGTTGATCGTGATGGCAACTCAACGCTTGAGATTGAGCTGTATGACAAGGTCGGGGTGCTGCGCATCCTGGCCAAGGCTTCTGGACTGCTGGACAACCCAGATGAATCTGACAAGCCTTCGGTGATCGGGATCAATATCAAGTCTCCGATCAGTGACATTGTTGATGTAAAGGGAGATTGACATGGATGAAAAGCTGATTGACCGGATCATTGCCGTGCTGATGCTTGAGCTTGATACCGACCTTGATGACCAGGCGTGGGAAGACATCTGCGACGACAAGCTGGACTTGCTGGTTGACCTTCGCAAAATGAAAAAAGGTATGCATGAGCCGGACTAAAGAACAAAGCGGCAAGCAGATGCCCACAACGGGGCTGAACCTGGACTTCAGCGAAAGCCCCCAGGTGTGGGGCTTCTTACAGAGTAACGCCTTTGTGCGCGGCATGATGGGGCCGGTGGGGTCGGGTAAGTCTTATGCGTGCGCTGCCGAGATCATGATGCGTGCTGTTAAACAAAAGCCCTCCCCCATTGATGGCATCCGCTACTCGCGCTTTGCGATTGTGCGTAACAGCTACCCCATGCTGAAAACCACCACGATTAAAACGTGGATTGATCTGTTTCCTGAGTCAACCTTTGGGCCGCTGCTTTGGACACCGCCTATCACGCACCACATCAAGCTGCCCAGCCGTGGTGACGCAGCTGGCATTGACTGTGAAGTTATTTTTCTAGCCCTTGACCAACCCAAAGACGTGCGCAAGTTGCTGTCGTTGGAGTTGACTGGTGCTTGGGTTAACGAGGCTCGCGAGTTACCCAAGGCTGTGATCGATGGCTTGACCCACCGTGTTGGCCGGTATCCGACTAAGCGTGATGGCGGTGCGACCTGGTCTGGGATCTGGATGGACACCAACCCGATGGATGACGACCACTGGTGGTACAAGCTGGCCGAGAAAGAAAAGCTCACCGGCCAGTTTGCTTGGAAGTTTTTCAAGCAGCCTGGTGGCGTGGTGCCTGTTGACCCAGAGAACTTGCCAGAGATGCCCGAGGCCAACGATCACATCTTTGCGGCTGCCAAGTGGTGGAAGGTCAACCCCAAGGCTGAGAACCGCAACAACTTACCGCCTGGTTACTACCTACAGATGCTTGGCGGTAAGACCCTTGACTGGATTCGCTGCTATGCGGGTGGTGAATACGTCTATGTCCAGGAGGGTAGATCGGTCTGGCCAGAGTACGACGACTCGACCATGTCTGGCGATACCGACATTGACCCTAATGTGCCTATCCAAGTGGGCCTGGACTTCGGTTTAACCCCTGCAGCCACCATTGGCCAGCGCCTGCCCAACGGTCGGTGGGTGATACATCAGGAAATTGTTACCTTTGACATGGGCCTGGAGCGCTTTGGCACGCAGCTGCTGGCTGAACTCAACGCTCGATACCCCAATCACCAGGTTCTGATCTGGGGTGACCCAGCCGGCATGGCCAGAGATGCCATCTATGAGGTCACTGCCTTTGACTTCTTGCGCACACTGGGTCTAAAAGCGCAGCCAACTGCGTCAAATGACTTTAAAGTGCGTCGGGAAGCGTCGGCTGCACCCATGATGCGGCTGGTGATGGGCAAACCTGGCCTGATTGTGAACAGAGAGTGCAAGTTATTGCGCAAAGCACTGGCCGGTGGCTATCACTTTAAGCGAGTTGCAGTAGGTGCCGGCCATGAACGCTTCAAAGACGCGCCAAACAAGAACGAACACTCACACATTGGTGACTCGTTTGGGTATTTGATGCTGGGCGGTGGCGAGTACAACCGAATGACCCGCACACACCAGCTCGGTGGCCGCGCTCCTGGCATGACTACGGCTGCTTTGGACTTTGATATCTTTTCATGACAGACCTGATCGACACCGTCAACGAAAAACTGGCCTGCACCGGCATCTACTTTGAGCCGATCACTGATTGGCACATTGAACGTCTTTCTGAATACGTCAAATCGCCCTGGCCCATTGATCCACTAGAAACTATTCATTTCAACATGGAGCGCGGCCCAAGCGGTGCCCTGTACTACAACGGCAAACTGCTTGGCATCATCGGTGTTGCCGTGCTGTGGAAGGGTGTGGGTGAGGTGTGGACGATCATCGACGACAGCATCAAGCACAAGTTCAAGCGCCAGCTGATTGTTGGTGTCAGAACTGCCCTTGATATCACTCAGATATCACTTGCTTTGACCCGTGTACAAGTAGCAATAGAATCGAATGAAGATTATTCGCAGAGCTGGCCGCTGGCGCTGGGCTTTACGCTTGAGGGCGTGATGCGCAACTTCGGAATGGACGGCTCAGATTACACACTCTATGGGAGGATCAGACCATGCCAGCACCAATCGTCGCAGCTTTGATCGGAGCGGGTGCCACGGCTTATGCTGTGAACCGTTCACAAAGCGCTGCAAGCAAAGCTAGGGAGCAAGCTGCTGCAGCTCAAGCTTCAGCAATTGAACAAGCCACTAAGAATCGTACAGAGGCAGCCGCTCAGGCAGCCTCAGCGCGTGAATTAGCCGCATCAGAGGCGGAGAAAAACCGTGCTGCTGCTGCCGCAGAAGCAAAACTTACACGAGATCAACAGGCGGCCCTTGCTGCTTCACAAAGTAAGTTAACCGCAGATCAAATTGCAGCGCAACAAGCAAGCGCTTCATCTTCATTGGCAGCCGCTAAATTAACTGCAGCGGAACAAGCCAAGTTGATGCAAGGTCTTACAGCTCAACAAGGCGCTGCTGCAGAAGCCGCCAAGGCTCAACTGTTTCAGCAGCAAAAGCAGTACGAAGAACAAAAGATGATGATGGAAAAGCAAGCCCGTGACCAGACGGCTGCGCTTGATGCTGAGCGTCGCAAGATTGCTGAGCGTGAATCTGGGCAGATGACTGCACGTCGCAGGGCTGGCCGCAGATCTTTGCTATCCACCGCCAGGATAAACCCAGAGCTTGGCCTTGCACCAGCTGCAAATGATGAAAACCAGCTGAAGACCCTTTTAGGAGGTTGACATGGCTTTACCAGACCAGCGTCTAGCTGTATTTGAAGACAATGTTGGTGCCCTGGAAGTGGGCGCTGGTGTGTCTAGCCCAGAAGACGAATTTGCCGCGCAACTTGCAGCAGATGAGGCTGCGGCAGCGGCCAAGATTGCAGCAGATGATGCGACATTTAAAGCTGAACAAGATGCGCTTGACCTAGCACTAAAGACGCAACTGGATCTGCAATCTAAAGCTGATGCTGATGCATTTACAAAAGCACAAGCTGAAGTTCAGTTGATGATTGATACTGAAATGTCAAATTTGCAAAAGCAAAAAGATCAATATGCAGCACAGCAAGCTGCAGCTCAAGAGTCGGCAGCACAAGCGGCCAGAGAGGCAGAGGCCGCTCAAGCTGAAATTGCAAAGCAACTGGCTGAAACACAGCGGCTCACCGCAGAGTCAGCAGCTAAAACAAAGGCAGAGATGGAAGCCATGCAAAGAACTTCTGCAGCAAAGATTGCTGGCAGCAGACGTGCTGGTAGATCTGCAACAAACAGATCAATCTTGGCTGGCTATGCCACAGA